TGATGTAGGTTTCATAAAGTTAAGACGGGTTGCATCCCACTTTAATCTTTCCTTCAAGGGTTTTGAAATTAGTCTTGTTATTGAGTCTACCTCAAGACCATTAATATCGCAATAGTGGCAGATAGCATCAATGTAATTGAATTCTTCTTCAGCGACAATCTTCTCTATTTCTATAGCAAATTTTTGAGGAGTTAGAAACTTACTCTCAATTGCTTTTTCTAGTTCTTTATTTGGTTCCATAAAGGTCAAGTTTATCCCCAACAAATTTTCTAATATACTTGGTGAGGAGTTTAATGTACTTTGTTTTGTCATACTCTTCATAAACGACGCATTCTCCATTTTCACATGCCATGATAATTACAAGTTTTTTAACAGATATTCCTGTTAACTCATAGAGCATACAACCGTATGCCATTGCTTGGACAAAATAATGTTCTATCCATTCTCTGGGTTTAGGTTTTTTAGATGTTTTAAAATCTATTATAGATAACTCTCCATCGTATTCTGCAATACAATCGACGGTTCCTGCAATACCTAATTCTCTACTATATAGGGCACCTTCCAGAGAGTAGATGTTATCTATTTTCTTTAGTTTTCCCTTTGATATTTTGAAAAGGAAATCAGATATGGGAGGAACTTTTGGTAGTTCCTCATTCTTCAGATAATACTCTGTAAGAGTATGCATATCAGTTCCACGAGTTGTGGCAGCCTTTGTAATTTTATCTGCCTTTTCATTCCCAACTTTCTTTCTCCAATTAACAAATATTTCTTTGTTAAAATGACTCGTTACAGAAGTAATCGAAACAAGTTTTAATAACTCATCCTCATCTGGAACAGAATAATAGCGAACACCGTCTATCGTCTCTCTAGAGAGTTTAGGAAGATCCAAATCAACATGTTTAAACATTACATACCTAGTTCAAGTTTAGCAATAAGATATTCTTTTACTAGTCCAGAACGTATTATGTCGTCTAAACCAAATTCAATAATATCAACTGAAGGCATTGATGATAATATTTTCATAAAATCAATAATACCATTTCTGTCATTGGTTTTAGTAAGATCTGATTGAGTAGCATCGCCACAGAACATAATCTTACTATTATCTCCAACCCTTGTCATTATACTATCTAATTCATGAAAATTCAAGTTTTGAAATTCATCAACTATAACAATTGAATTATCAAGAGTTGTTCCTCTAATAAAAGAGGTAGACCAGAACTTTATAGTTCCTTGTGCTTTTAGATTACCATAAAGCATTTCAAAGTCTGCATCGGATGGCATCTGGAACATATATTTTACCATATGTTTATATGGAATTTGATATATGTCAGCTTTATCTTCATGATCTCCAGGCAAAAATCCTATTTCTCTTGTAGATACGAGAGATCTTACAAGATATATTGTTTCATAGGGAGTATCATCACTTAAAACATCTTTAAGTGCATTATAAAGAGTTACAAAAGTTTTTCCTGTTCCTGCAACACCATATGCAATTATATGCTTCCCTGCAGAATATGAATCAAACAATTGTGTCTGATGATCAGTTAAAGGATTTACCTCTGTAAGATAATGTGTATTTAAAGGTTTTTTTCTCTTCATTTGCTTGGTAGTTAGTCCTACACCAATTGGTTGATCGCCATTTGATCTTTTTTTACGTGCCATTTATAGAAGTTTCACTCCAGACCTAGGTGCCTTCTGTGCTTTTCTTAGCACATCGTTCCAACCAGGTTTGGTCTTTCGTAACTTATCTCTCCAGTCTCCGACTTCTCCCACACCAGGCATGGTTGAAGGATCAGAGTAGTCTCTCTTCCAATCGGGATTATCATCACTCCATTTTGACCAGTCATGAACACTCATAACAACTTCTTTTTGTTCGCCAGTTTTTGAATTGACGACGGGATATGTAGCCATAATTATTATTCTTTATAAAGATATTTAGTCAAAATTAGGAAGACTAGAACCATCAGTACCTAAATCAATAGTTTTAACAATTCCAGATTCTCCTTCTAAACCATACCCCCAAACAGTTTGTTCCTCTATTGTAGCACCTTTTTCGAGATCTTGTCTATTCATCATATCATTAAGAATTCTTTTCATTTTTTTCTCTTCTAATATTTGTTCGTCTGGAACTTTTTTAATTTCATCCATAGCCCAACCATAAACAATATTTTCAAAATTAAGACTTTCAGTATAAGGAACATAATTTTTTGCACTATCAGGTTTTTTCAATCGAATAATCACCTGATTTTTAATAACAAACTTATTAGATTCAGTTTCTTCATGAAGAGCATAAGTGAGTTCTATGTAAGAAATCATCCTAGGAAGATAAGCATGGTCTTCAACCTTTGCCCTTATAAGATACCATTTAAATTCCATTTTAACTCCACTCTAGAGATTCTGATACTGAAGGGAATTGCTCAACAAATACTTTACGACATGCTTCAGCAATTTCCATATGTTCTTTTTGTGTTCCGTGTGCTGAACGTAAATTTATATAGTGTATCCATGAACGACAAGAACCTGTCATATAGATTCTTGTAGGTGTACATAAAGGTAGTACCATTCTAGCACACTCTTTTGCAACTCCACTTTCAAGCATTTGAGTATATAGAGAAAATGCACTACTGAATAATGTATTCATTTGTCTATTCAATGTATCAGCAACCTTTGGATCAAGATCATCAATACTATTCTGTCTATTTTTACTATCTTGTCTTCTCAATTCTGGTAATTCAATAGTCTCAAGAAGTTTTGCATCAGCATAACGTTGAGAAAACTCTTGGAATGTAAATGATCTATGTCTTAATATCTGTGCTGCGATTGCTCTTGTAGTTTCAATCTCAAGTGTCATTGATGATTGTTCAAAAACAGACCAATGATTGTGCTGAATACAATATCTCAACAATCCAGCAAATTTTTCATTATCTTGATTGTTTGGATTAGAAACTCTAGCAATATATGCCATTGTTTTCTCTGCATCAGGTGTAATGCTTACTAACTCTACTTTCATTTACCAAATCCTTTTGAACTATTTTTCTCTGAAAGAATAACTTCTTCTTTAAGAACTTTTAATTGATCTCTTATATCATTAAGTTTTTCACTATCATATAAGTGATCTTGCTTTAGCAATCTCTCAAGTAATTTTATCAATCTTTTTGCCCTAGTCTGCGTAACCATCATCATCACCTAATATTTCATCATAATCTCCAAAAAGAAACCCGTCTGAATTAGCTGCTTCTTTATATGCATCAACATCAGAATAAACTTCTGCTTTAAGTGCGTCAATTGCTAATTCTAATTTACGAACAATGTCTTTTAATTTAGCACGTTCCATAGTCAATTTTCATTTTATTTAGTATAGCACAAAAAAAGAAGGGGATCAACCCCTTCGTTTTTATTTTCCGTATAGAAACTGAATTTCAGCATTTATGATTGTGAGAAAGATAGCAGATGCTACCAAAATCTCAATAGTTTCAATCATTTAACACTTGTAAGTTCTTTCTTTTGACTTACACCACGGTAAGTTAGATCGACCTTGTTTGTTTGCTGATCTTTGTTTCTATTGGTGTCGTATACAACACCTCTGTATGTGACTTTTGCCATCGGTTTTCTCCTAAAGTAGTTGGATGTTTTTAATATCCGTTCCTTCAGTCGGCATTTGCGTCTCCCGTAGGAGATGAACGAACCCGTTCCGTGTCGGCTTACTTGCGTCTTATGTTTCCCCAACATTGCATGCTTCTTCTACTTTATACTTGAAATGGTTGATTAAACCTAACTTACTTGCATCATCAAGATATGGATCTTGTTTGATTTCATAAGCGAGTTCCATCCACCTTTCGCACTTAATAGTCCAATGGACTGGTTCGTGACTAGCTAAAAGAGATAAAGTAGCAAATAGGATACCCATAAGATGAACGATGTGTCTATATTAACACATTCATAGTATATAGGCAAGTACTTTTGTAACATCTGTTACAATTTTATAAAATCTTTACGGTTGAAAATTTTGGCGGGATTTTTTTGCGACTATTTTGGTAATAAAAAGTCAATTTTGGTTTTACCCTATTCTTTAAAGTGCTTTTTAATTACAGTCACTTGATCTTCATACTTAGCAATCATGTTTAGTTCTTCTTCTATTGCTTCCACGATATTAGAGTGCTCCCCAATTCCTGCAGGATTATTCAAGTATACTTCAACATTTGCTACGTGTTTTTGGATGTCTCCTTGAGCATGTGCTAAGAGTGCTTTTATTAACTGGGTTCTCATATCTTTTGTGTTAGGACTCATAATTATATATGTTTACTTCTTCTTTTTTGATTGTTGAGGACTCTTGTATCCCCACATCTTAGGACTAATAGTTCCTCTACCCCAACCAATATCTTGTAATCCTTTTTTGAACTTATCATAATACATATCAAAGATTTTAGTTTTAAGTCCTCTGGTTAAATCATAACATAAATTATCATCAACTTTGTAAGTTATGATAGACGCATCATTTGGGTATTCAGTTTTTGAAACATCTTGCCAACTACCATTGTCCACAAGAATTTCGCAACCATAGATATCTTTCGATGCTTTTTTTTCATCAG